GGGGGAGGGGGGGCGGGCGTTCTAATATTAGGTTATCGCTATTTAGTTGTATTTTGGGAGGGTTGAAATGGAAAAAGACTATAAGCAGGAAGTTATCAGCTTGATTGACAACTGTTCTAATGATAATTTCTTGAAATTTTTATTTGAATTGGTTACATCATTTAAAAAAAAGTGGGGCATTTAATGCCCCTCTTTCTCATACCAATAGGCTATGTTGTCAAATATAGTTTGTTGGTGCTCTTTATTAAGTTCAGTTAATTTCTTAACACTATCAAATAATTCTTTATCTGACATTAAGTCGGGAATTATATCAGCATTTTCACTTGATAAATTATCTTCCCATCCCATTAAATACGAAGGAGAAATATTAAGAACATTCGCTACGGCTTGAACTTTATCACTTGGAATATTTGTTACAACATTATTCTCATACTTATATAATGTCTGTTTAGAAACGCCTATCTTTTCGGATAATTCCACCTGCGATATTCCATTAAGCTCTCTTTGCTCCTTAATTCTGTCTCCGACAGTTCTAATCATCAGTGTTTCCTCCTTTCCTATTGGTAACTTAATTATAGCACAAAAAAGTTACAAGTCAAGAAAAAAATAACTTGACAAGTTACTTTTAAGGTGTATAATAAGAGTAACTTCAAAAGTTACGAAGTTAGAAAGGAGACGAGATAATGGTTGATACAAACAAACTTCGTGGGATTATTGCTGAAAATGGAAAGACGCAGACAGAAGTTGCACAAATGATAGGTGTGACGCCCAAGACTTTCTATTTACGAATGCACAAGGGCATTTTTGGCAGCAATGAAATTCAGATTATGATTGATAATTTGAATATTAAAAATCCTATGGATATTTTTTTTGCAAAGAAAGTAACCTCATAAGTTACTAAGAAAGGAGAATGAAATGAACGAATTGCAGATTTTTAATTCGGAAGAGTTTGGAGAAATCCGAACCATTACTAAAGACAATGAAACATATTTTGTCGGGAAAGATGTTGCAAAAGCATTGGGATTTACAAATCCGAGAGACGCAATCACTACTCATGTGTTTGATGAAGATAAGGGGGTAGACACTATCGACACCCCTGGTGGAAAGCAGAGTATGACTGTTATTAACGAATCCGGTGTTTATGCCTTAGTTTTTTGGGAGCAGACTTGAATCTGCCAAGAGATTTAAACATTGGGTTACATCAGAAGTTCTTCCGTCAATCAGAAAGAACGGTGGCTACATAGCAGGGCAGGAAACCTTATCTGATGAAGAACTTATGGCAAAGGCACTTCTTGTAGCCAATAACAAGATAGCTGAAAGAGACAAGATAATCGAGCAGAAACAGGCAAGAATTGAACAGATGAAACCTAAAGAGATTTTTGCGGATGCCGTAGCAACAAGCCATACATCAATCCTTGTCGGAGATTTAGCGAAGTTAATTTGTCAGAACGGCTATCAGATAGGGCAGAAACGATTATTTGATTGGTTGAGAGAGAATAACTTCCTTATTAAATGCGGTTCATCAAGAAATATGCCACAGCAGAGATTTGTTGAACAGGGATTATTTGAAATCAAGGAAAGCAACCTCGTTAATCCGGATGGTTCTGTGAGAATTACCAAAACTACAAAGGTTACAGGTAAAGGGCAGGTCTATTTTGTAAATAAGTTCTTGAAAGGAGCCAAGAATGAAACAGCCTAAAGCCTTGACAAGAGATTTGAAAATTGCCGCATCTGCCTATGGACTTATTCCTAGTCAATGGATGTTGCTTAAAGATGACGGTGGAAGTTATGTAACACTTATAAGTAAAGACGGCAAGAAGCAGAAAACGATTGATAGATATGCAAGGGCAAAGAAAAAATGAATAAAAGAAAAATAATAATTAATGTTTCCGCAGCTATGCTTGTGATTATTCCCATTGTAATAGGAAAGATAAAAGCAACCAAGGCAACAATTTCTACAGAAAATGAAACAGTTGCTTGTGAGATTGAAACGGAAACTTTTGAAACTGAAAAAACAACGGAATATTTTACTCCGGAATATGACTTAGGGATTGAAAAAGACAAGTACAGTTTTATTCCGTTAAGCAAGAGCGACAGGGAAATAATAAGAAGCTCCTGTGAAAAATACAACATTGACTATGACTTGATGTTAGCTGTAGCAAAACAGGAAAGCTGTTATCAGATGGCAGCATATAACCCTATATCCGGGGACTACGGAATGTTCCAGGTTAATGCCAAAACTTGGAATAAAACAGCCAATGAGAATGGCTTGTATGACTACAAGTATTCCCTTAAGGATAATTCCGAGATGGCTTGTTACATTATGAGTCTTTGTATGGAAGAAGCTAATGGGGACACCCGGATTGCTTTGAACTATTACAGAACAGGAACACCTAATGCAAAGCATGAAGCAGAAAGCGACTATGCAAGCATTATTTTAGAAGAATTGAAAAAAATAAGGAGAATGAGTGAATGATAATAACAGATTTTAACGAAATGCCAGTTGGAGATTTGGAAAAAATCTCACAGGGACTGCCTATTAGTTTTGTAATTGAAGATGGCAAAATAACCAGGGCAGAAAGGAGAGAAGAATGAATAACGCAAGAATGTCCGGAACAATGACAACTCCCCCTTATTTGCTTTGGACAGCTAAAAATGGAGAAGAGTTTTACACTTTTGACATATCGGTCAAAAGAGATAGTGGGATTTATGATATGGTTCCCGTAATAACCAAAAAGGATAATCTTATCTACGACGTTGATGACAGGATAACCCTTAATGGAGAAATCAGAAGCAGAAATTCTGACGGACACCTGTTGGTGTACTTTTACGCAACAGAAAGTATGATTTATTCAGGAATTGATGAAAATGTAGTTTCTCTTGAGGGAATTGTGTGTATCAAGAAAGAAATCAGGGAAACCTATTTTTCAAAAAAGAAAATTACGGATTTTTCACTTGCTGTTGACAGGAAATATAATTGGAAGTCTGACTATATCCCTTGCATAGCTTGGGAACACAGTGCGGAAGTAATTAATGATGATATTGCCGTAGGTACAGGAATCGGAATTACAGGCAGATTTCAGTCAAGGGATTATATGAAGAATGGTGAAAAGAAAACAGCCTTTGAAGTATCAGTTATGAACCTTGAATGGTAGAAAGGATAGTTTATGGAGTTAAAAAAAGTAGTGCTTGAAAACTTTATGTGCTATGCACACGCAGAATTTGATTTTTACGCCATTACAAAGATTATGGCTAAGAATGGCAAAGGTAAGTCAACTATTGCCACAGCTTATCTGTGGTGCTTATTCAACTGTGATTATGAGTTAAAGGATAATCCGGTTGTTAGACGAGAAGTTGACGGAAAATCCGTTGATGATATGGACACAAGCGTTGAACTTACACTTGATGTTGACGGAAAAGAAATAACTATGAAGAAAGTGCAGGTCCGTACCTATAACAAGGATAAGACAGGTTATAAAGATGACAACTCGTATTACATTAATGATGTGAGAAAGAATCTTAAGGATTTCAACGCATATCTTGATGTTGATATGAATGTATTTAAGATGTGCAGCAATGTAAATGCTTTTCTTAATCAGAAGCCGGTAGAAATGAGAGAATACTTATTTGGTCTTGTAGGAGATGTTACAGACCTTGATATAGCTTCACAGAAAGCCGAATTAGCGGAGTTAGTTCCTTTACTTAATAAGTATACAGTTGAAGAATTATCCGCTATGAATAAGGCTACAAAGACCAAGATTACAAAGGATTTGCCTATTCTTGACGGACAGATTAAGGAAAAGGAGCGTGACATTCAGCTTAAACAGGCTATTGAAGTATCTGACCTTGAATTACAGAGAAACAGCCTTAAAGAGCAGATTACAGACTGTGTGGCAAAGCAGACCGACAATGACAAGCTGATGGCTGAATATGACAAGGCTAGTTCGAGTATTCTCGATTTGAAGTTTGAGCTTAACGATATGAGCCGCAAAGCCAATGAGGACAATGTTAAGGCTAGGAGAGATATTGAGAACAGGATTTCTGATAAGCAGTTTCTTGTTAGGCAGACAGAAAAGACCATTGCTGATACAGAAAAGAACATTGAGTATCAGCAGAATACCATTGATAGCATAAATAAGACTTTGCAGGATATAAGGAATGGATGGAAAACAGAGAATGAACGCAAATTTGACGAAAACAGCCTTATTTGTAGTTATTGTGGACAGGAATATCCGGAAGATAAGAAAGAACAGTTAAGAGCCGATTTTGATAGCCACAAAGCAGAAGAGTTAAAGCTTATCACATACAATGGCAACCTTTTTAAAGACAAACTTGATAAGAATAAGAAAATTCTTAAAGATTTACAGAAAGAGTTACCACAGCATAGAGAACGCCTTGAAATGCTGAATACAGCCATTGCAGACCTTGAAAAGCAGTTATCAGAACTTCCACAGGAAATTGATGTGTCAGCCGCCGAAGAATACAAGGCGCTTGAATATAAGATAGCCGAAAAAGAAGAAACTATGCACAAAGCTAATGATATTTCAGCAGTCAAGGCAGAATTAAAGGCACAGGAAACAGCTTTAAGGCAGCAGTTAGCAGAATGTGAAAGCCAGATTGCAAAGTCTGATACAGCAACAGATGAACAGCGACTTGAAGAATTAAGGCAGACAAGGATTGATTCTGAACAGAATAAGGCTAATGCCGAGAAAATCCTTGATTTACTTGACGAATTAGACAAAGCAAAGAATGAAGCCTTGACAGAAGCAGTAAACAGCCATTTTGGGTTAGTTAAGTGGCAGTTGTTTGAATATGCCAAGAATGGCAATTACAAGAGTTGTTGCATACCTACTGTTGACGGAAAGAGCATTTTAACAACTATGAGCAACAAGGGTAACAGGATTTTAGGCAGAGTTGATATTTGCAACTCTATTCAGAAGATTAGCGGTATATCAGTACCTATTGTTTTAGATGATTCTGAAAGCCTTAGTACGGACAATCAGAAGAAAGTTGCTGAAATGGTAGATAGTCAGTTGATTATGCTGATTGTTAATGATAGTGAGAAATTAGAGATTGTGGAGGGATAATATGAAACTCTATTTTTACAAATTGAATACAGATGAAAGATACGGAAAAGCAGGAATTACAGTACAGGTTTGCGAAGCAGAAGAGAAGTTGAAGATGTATAAGGCTGTTAGAGGTTCTTTTCCTAACGACTTTAGCTTAGTAAGGAAAAACAAAGCTGGACAAGTGGAATATGGTTGCTTGTTTCTTACAGAGCCTAACTTTGAGTATGCAAAAGAAAAATTTAGACTTAGAGCGGAACGAATAATTGCAGACAAGTTAGAAGCAATCGAAAAGCTCAAGGCTGAATTAAAAATAATAAATGAAAGTGAGGAATAATTATGATTAAAGTAGAAGACGGAAAAGCTATAATTGAAGGCAGAAGAGACAAGGTTTTAGCAGAAGCAGCTACTGTTTTACGTGTACTTAAAGAGTCTGTTTCAGAGGAAGAGTACAAAAAATTGATTGAACTTGCTGATAAAAGTGAGAAACAGATAAATGACGAAATTGAGAAAATGAGAGAGAAAACAAAGAAAATGAAAGAAGAACTCAAAAAGTTACTTGGATTATAGGAGGATTAATTATGGCAGAGAATACAGCAGTTGCAGAAAAGAAAGCGTTTACTACCTCATTAAGCGAGTGGAGTAATGCAATCACAGGTCTTATCATTGATGACTACAAGTCCTGTGGAATGGATATGGACGATTACGCCAAGGAATGCGCTATGGAAGCCATGACAAGCATTTTTAATCTTGTTAAGAGCAATCCTAAGGTTAATATGGGTAGCCTTGATACAAGCAATTTGAGAGGCATTGTTAAGCGTTGCGCAAGCCTTAAACTTAATGCAAGCGCATATCCGAGAGAATGCTATTTTCAGTTGAGAAATGTGAACATCGGAAAAGATGCCGACGGAAAAGAAATTTGGCAGCAGCAGGTCGAAATGGGAATTGAAGGCAGTGGTTATGATTCCCTACTTACTAATTACGGAAAAGATGTCAAACAGGTTTATCCATATTGGATAGTAAAAGAGGGAGATAAATACATACCGCCTAAGCACAAGGGGCTTACCGTGACGGAACCTGAGTGGGAGGAGAACAGCGTTTCCGATAAGGCGGTAAGGGTTGTGTACCCTGTTAAGCTGATGGACGGAACAGTAACTTATCTCTCTGCGGACAGAGACAGTGTTAAGGTCAATCTTTTGGCTCACGTTAAACAGAATATGATGAATGAAACATTTGGGGTAATTACCGGAACTAAAAAGCAGTATAACAAGGAAGTTGCAAGAACACGTTACGATGCTACACCGGAAGAGAAAGCAAAAATAAAGGAAAAGAAGGAGGAAGTCCTCAATGCCTTAAGAGCGTGCAAGACAGTAGATGAAATGCTTGAATGTGAGCTTGCAAGACCTTTTATAAGCGGTGCTTGGCTTGATACTCCGGAGAGCATGATACAGAGAAAAATGTGTAACAATGCAACAAGGAAATACCCTAAGAATTATGACCCAATGGCACGACAGGCGCAGGTTGAGATGGACGAGGTATATCAAGTTGCACAGGCTGAAATTACTGAAAATGCTAATACTGTTGAGTTTATAGAAGATAAGGCAGATGTAGTTGACAGCACAGCCACAGAAGCAACCGAAGAACAGGCAGAAGATAGCACATTACCACCATTTATGCAGGCAGAATAGGAGATTAGATATGAAAGTATATGAGTTAATTCAGGAATTAAGCCAGTACAGTACAGATACAGAAGTTAGATTTAATTTCAAAGGAAATTTTGAAAGTGATGTAAAGGTGGCATTTGAGAGAAACGGTGAATATGATGAACAGGAAGTAACCGCAGAAGTTGAGTTTGACGATTACTTAGATTATGAAGATATTAGCGATTACGAGCCAATGTCCTCAAGAACTTGGCAGAAAGACCCATTCATTGTTATTAATTTATCTTATTAGGAGTAAGCCTATGAAATCAGCAAGTTTAGAACAGATGATGGCTGATATGAATAATGGCACTTATGACCTGACTTGCAACGGAGAATGTACTCAATGCGGTAATTGTTGTAGTAACTTACTTCCTATGACAGAAGATGAAGTTACAACAATCCACAAGTACATTAAGAAACATCATATTAAGGAACACAGGCATAATTATCCGACAGCTACACCAACAATGGATATGACTTGTCCGTTCCTTAATGACGATAAGTCAAAAGAAAAATGCGAGATTTATTCAGTCAGACCTAGGATTTGCAGAGAGTTTATCTGCTGTCCGAGTAAAAGACCGCCGATTGATGATTGGGATTACAAATTAAAGTGTAAGGCAGTTGATGTTAGAAAGGAGTTTTATGGATGAGAGTAATTTCACAGGATGGAACAATAGATGTTCCTTATGAAAACTTTGTTTTTTCAATATTAAATAGTAGTGGTGGAAATTACGGAATTGTTGCAATTAAAAATGTCGCAGAGCCACCGGAAGTGTTTATAAACAGTCTTATTGCAACTTATTCCACTGAAACGAAGGCAATTAAGGCTATGGAAATGCTTAGAAAAGCATGGATAAATGAAACCGTAGAATTTACGCATGGAATTTACCATAGAAATATTGTTTTTCAGTTCCCACAGGATGATGAAATCGAGGTGTGAGTATGTACAAAGATATGTCACTAATACTGAAAGACGGACAAGTTGGAAATTTTAAACTCCAGCATTACGAAATTTCAGATAATAACTTTTATGCGATTGTTCGTTGTGGGATACCACCTGGAAAATATATAAGACTTATCAACAGATGTGATTGCGTAATGTCAGACACACCTATGGAAAAGGAAACAAATAGAGATTTTGTTCGCAATGCACACGGAAATGTCCTTATTGGCGGTCTTGGAATTGGACTTATTATTCTTGCAATACAGGATAAAGAAGATGTTAAGCAGATAACAGTTGTTGAGAAGAATCGTGAAGTCATTGAACTTGTTGGAAAACAGTTACCACTTAATTTCAAAGTAAACGTTGTGAATGATGATGTGTTTGAATATAAGCCACTGATTAAGTATAACACGATTTATATGGATATATGGAACTATATTAACGAGGATGTTTACAACAAACAGATGAAGCCTTTAATTAATCGCTACAGGAAATATTTAGTTCCTAAAGCCGAAGATGAAAACAGGTATATTGATTGTTGGTGTAAAAGACAGGCTAAAAACGGAGAACGCATATGAAACTTAAATGCTTAGGCTCATCGTCAGCCGGAAATTGCTATCTGCTAACTTCCGACAGTGGAGAAACACTTATCCTTGATTGTGGAATACCGATTAAGGAGATTAAAAAAGGCTTAGATTGGCATATAAAAGATGTTGTGGGTGTGATATGTGGATAAGGGGTGGTGGTTTAATTGAGTATTTATCCAAGAATATCTAAAGTTGGAAAATCATATATACTAAGGAGATACGTCAATGGAAAACGACTACATTTTTATTCCAGAGACTTAAATGAGCTCATAGAATATGACAAGCTATTAGAGAAAGGAATAATCCCAGTAAAGAGGGTAGGAATAGATGTTAAAGAAAGCGAACTTACTAATTTTATTAATGATGGAAACATTTGGAAATGGATAAAGGGCTACGAGGGATTATATGCAATTTCTGATAGCGGTTTAATTAAGAGCTTTTGGAAAGATAGTAGAGGACAATTTGTTAAAACAAACAATAAAAATGGTTGGTATTTATCTTTTAGGGCAACAGACAGGAACAAAGAAGTTAAAACCATTAGAGTTCATATTGCAGTTGCAAAGGCTTTCATAGGGCAAATTCCAAATGGGTATGAAGTACACCACAGAGACGGAAACAAGCAGAATAATTGTGCTAGTAATTTGCAAATTCTCAGTGGAATTGAACATAAAAGGCTAACTTTAACAGAAAATCCTCATATATTAGACGGAATGATTGCTTATAACCAAGGCAGAGCTATTTACGGAAGAAACAAGAAAGAAAAGAGAAATGTGCAGAGGTTTAAGAAAGGAAAAATCATCCAGTACTCATTAAACGGAGAATTTATCAATTCGTATTGCAATGCAATGGAGGCAAGCAGAAATACCGGTGTTTGTGGAAGAAATATTTTACAAGTTGCAAATAAAGAGCCTTATAACAGCAAGGGAAGCGTGAGAAAACAAGCCGGTGGATATGTATGGAAGTTTGAAAAAGAAAGCGAGGTGATGTAATGCTCAAATTGAAATGTTGCGGAACTGGAAGTAAAGGAAATTCTTACGCTCTTATGTCGCAAAACGAAACACTTATTCTTGATGTAGGAATGGGGATTAAAGACATAAAAAAGATGTGTGATTGGAATGTAAAAAATATAGTAGGTTGCCTTATTTCACACGAGCATTATTGACGATCATTCGAGGTCATTAAACGATTTTAAGCCAATGGGAATACCGATACTTGCCCCATATTTAGGCGATAGCTGTAAATCAATGAATATGGGCGAATTTACAGTAAAGCCCTTTGATTTGACAACAATAGACGGAAATTGGACACACACAAATGCAAACGGCGAACCTTGCCCGATATACGGCTTTCTGATTACTCACAAGGAAATGGGGAGAATGCTTTACATAACCGATTGTGAGGTTGTCAAATGGAAATTTAAAGATATAAACCACATTCTCTTAGGTGTGAATTATGACAAGGATTTAATCGACAGGGATAACACAGGTAAAGCTAATCACGTATTCAGAGGTCACTTATCCATTGACACGGCTTGCGATTTTGTTAAGGCGAATTATTCAGATAGCTTGCAGAACGTTATAATGTGCCATCTATCAAGTGAAAATTCTGATAGAGATAGTTTTATCGAGAAGATGAAAAAAGTTGCTTGTGGGGCGAATGTAGATGTTGCGGCAGCAGGGAAAATTTGGGATTTAAAGAATCCTAATGAGTGTCCGTTTTAGAAAGGAAATTATATATAATGGCAAATAAATTATATGAGTTATTTCATCCAGAAGTAAAGTTACAAAATAAGCGATTGTCCGGCAACGACCCTTGTATAGATTGTGCCAATGTCCATAGGTATCATAGAGGAACTGCATTAGAGACCAAGATATTAGTCAAAGAAAAATGCAATGGCTGTATGAAAAAGATACAGTACGATGTTGACTGTATGGATAAATTAAGATGGTATGAGGATAACGATGAAAAGGTTTCTGCTATGGAACAAAAGGATAGGGATATATATGATTGCGGAGTGAAATGTCCTGAATATTTGCATAATGGTATTCCTGTTTTTTATCCTGATGGATGGTCTTAATAAATACAATAACAATGCAAAATTGAAAGAAATCAGAAAGGAGCAGTAATGGAAAGATTAACAGACAGTGTCAAAGAAATACCAACATTAGTTGATAATGCCGAATATTGGCTACAGGTGTATTTTAAGCTCAAAGATTATGAGGACCTAGAGGAACAGAGCAGACTAATCAAGTTACCTTGCAAGGTGGGAGATACGCTTTATAGGCTAGTTCCTAATCTATATCGAGAATATGTAGAAATTAAGATTGCACAGTTTGTTATAAACAAAAACGGGATTTACTTTATTACAAATAAAGGAGTTCACTGGAGTGTTAACAGAATTGGCAAAACAGTATTCCTTACAAGAGAGGAAGCTGAAGCGAAACTAAAAGAATTGAGAGGTAGAAAGAATGAAAGTAGCAATTGACATACCTAAAGATTTTGAAGGAGATTATATTGTTGACAAATTCAAAGATTTCTTTTCAAGGGTTATTGCGGATATTGATTGTAAAGGTATGTGTGGCAGATATGAGAAAGAAATCGCTGAAATGTTTTTAAAGGTATTTGATGATAGTGAAGAAAAGATTTCTTGCAACTGCCAGCACAACAGCAATTCAAGAGAGAATGAGCCTTGTTGCAGATGCGATAGCAGAAAGACCAATGCCGACAAGATAAGGAATATGTCAGATGAAGAGTTTGCAGAGTTTTTAGATATTGTCGGAGAAGATGGCATTTCCTCACAGTATGCGGACGTTCCGTGCGATTGTTGCTGTGAAAAAACAGAATGTTCTAAATACTGGAAAGAATGGCTTCAATCAGAAGCAGAATAGGAGAGAATATGGAAGATAGATATTTATTCAAGGCAAAGAGGATTGATAACGGAGAATGGCTTGTTGGCTATGTTGTAAAATATGGGTATACAGGAAAAGAAAAATATTATATAGTTCCAAGCTACGCTTCTGATTTATATGCTATTGAAATAGACCCATCTACAATCTGCCAATGCACAGGCTTGAAAGATAAGAACTGCAAGCTGATTTGGGAGAATGATATTATTGAATGTAAAAACGGAAAACACAACTTTCAAACGCAAATTGAATGGGATGCTTATTGTGCTGGATTTATATTTCAAGACACAGAAACATCTGCGGTTGGGCTTGATGCAATAGCAGCAAACGGATTGTATTCAGAAAGCAAGGTTATCGGCAACATTTTTGACAATAAAGAGTTATTGGAAAGTGAGGAAAATTAGATGAAGAAATCAACAGCAGAAACAATAGCATACGCAATAAAGAAAGACTGTCAGCGTTTCTCTTTGTACGATTGGTGCGACAGTTGGGATATTACAACAGATGAATTTGACGAATTTTTAGCACTTGCGGTAGACAACGCAGAAGTGGAAGAAACAACGGATGTAGAAAATTTTGATACAAGGAGATAATAACTATGAATCCCAAATGGAGTGAGGAGGAAGTCCTTTTATTAAAAGATAAATATTCTTGCTCAACAAATGATGAATTAATCACCTTATTTCCTAGTAAAACATTTTTAGCAATCTATAAAAAAGCTTATTCACTTAATTTAAAGAGAGATGAAAAGATTAAGTTTTTGAACAGGTCAAAAGCCAAAAGTGGTAAAAATGCTAGTAATTGGAATGGTGGCGTTAGGAGAACGAGAAAAGGATACGTTCAAATATTAATGCCGGAACATAAAAGAGCAGATAAAGGCGGATACGTTATGGAACATATCGTAGTTTATGAAAAAGCTACAGGAATAGAAGTGCCGCAAAATTGCTGTATACATCATTTGAACGGGATAAAAAATGATAACAGGATTGAAAATTTATGTATGATGACAAATTCAGCACACACAATATATCATCATACAGGGCAAAAAAGAAGTGAAGAAACTAGAAAACGAATTTCAGAAAGCAAGAGGAAAAAATATGAATAAAGTGATAATTTCAGGGAGAGTTGTTAGGGATGCTGATGTTAGATATTCACAGACAGTAAACGGAAGTATGGCAGTAGCAAGATATACATTAGCTGTTGACAGAGCTTTTAAGAAAGAGGGCGAACAGGCAGCAGACTTTATTAACTGTATCGCATTCGGCAAGAACGGAGAGTTTGCAGAGAAGTATTTACACCAGGGAATCAAGATAATTGTTGAGGGTAGATGGCAGACAGGCAGCTACACTAACAAGGACGGGCAGAAAGTTTACACTAATGATTGCGTTGTTGAAAGGCACGAATTTTGTGAGAACAAGAATGGTACCAACGAGAGCAGACCATTTAGACCTGAACCAAACAGTGTAGGAGATGGCTTTATGAGTATTCCCGACGGCATTGAGGATGAGGGATTGCCATTTTAAAAATGAGAGGTGGTGTTTTTATTGAACGCCGAAGGGTGGATTAAGCTACATAGGAAATTGCTTGATAATCCTGTCACAATGAAAGACACAGACCATTTAGCCGTATGGATATACCTGCTACTCAATGCTTCACATAATGAACATCCTGCCTTGTTTAAAGGCGAGAAAATAACATTAAAACCGGGACAGCTTATCACAGGAAGAAAAACAATCGCTTTAGCACTTCACATTGATGAAAGTAAAGTTGAACGAATTTTAAAATCTCTAAAAAGTGAACAACAAATTGAACAACAAACAAGTAGCAAAAATCGGCTTATTTCCATAACAAATTGGGAATTTTATCAGCAAAGTGAACAACAAATTGAACAACAAGTGAACAACAAACGAACAACAAGTGAACAACAAGTGAACACAAACAAGAATATAAAGAATGATAAGAATGAAAGAAAAGATATATGTCAAAATATTCTTGATTTGTTTAACAAGATTTGTTGTTCGTTTGGGAGAGCAAAAAATATCACAAAAAACAGGGCGGAAATAATAACCGACAGCTTAAAGACGTATTCTTTTGATGATTTTAGAAAGGTTTTTGAAAAAGCAGAGCAGTCTGATTTCCTTAAGGGCAACAACAATAGAAATTGGTCGGCTAACTTCGATTGGCTGATTAAGGAAGATAATATGGCTAAAGTTCTTAAGGGCAAATATGACAAAAATAAACAGTCAAATAAGTTTTGCGACTTTCCGCAGCGACAGTATGATTTCAGCAATGATAAAGAACTGATAATTAAAAATTGTTAAAGGAGTGATAAAGAATGGAATTAGAAGAAATACTTAAAGGCTTAGAATTGAGTGGTGGAATTGTAATTACCGGCAATTCAAGAAGAGTTACAAACTTCTTAACAGCCCATAATGAAGCTATAAAAATTCTTAAGAAAATTAATGCAGACGGATGTGTTGGATGCAAACATGAGGACGTTTCGCCACATTGTACGCCGTGCGATAAATGCAAGAGAAATTGCCCTGATTTTTGGGAAAGTGAGGAATAATATGGAAAAGAGTGAAGCAATTAAAGAGTTTCAGCAGAATATTGATATGCCATTTGGAAGTAATATATCAAGAGAAGCGTCCAAACTTGCAGTATCAGCAATGCAAAAACAGATACCGAAGAAACCTGTACACGATGGTTGTTTCGATAGTGAGGGAATATGGCATGAATGGAATGGAGTAAACGGAAGACCTTATGATTTATGCCCTAAGTGTAACACAAACCTTTGCTGCGAAATGCCTTACGACAACAAGCCAAAGTATTGTAAACATTGCGGTCAAAAATTAGATTGGAGTGATGAAGGATGAAGCCAAAATACGACAGGGCAACAAAGGCTTGGTTTAATAGCCATATATGCCAACAGACAACCGTTTGCCGGTGCGAAAAGTGCGGATTGTTTTATAAGCCAAGTTTAGGGCATAAATGTAAAGCAAAGGAGCGATGAAGAATGAGGCTGATTGATGCAGATAATATATATGGTGCAGGAAGATTTATAAAATTAGATAAAAATGGTAATGCTTATGTATCACTTGCTGATATATGTAAAATAATTGATATTCAACCAACAGCTTATGATGTAGATAAGGTTGTTGAAAAGTTAAACAAAATTAAAAAGTATAACCTTAATTTGGCAGATATGATGCTTGACATTCAAGCAAACGGCACCAACCGACATTTTGTATGTTTAGAGGACACAATCGAGATTGTAAAGGCAGGTGGTAACGCTTGAATTATCAGAACATAGCGAGAGCCAAGGCGATTGAGAAAAAGAGTTATATAGGGCAGAAAATAGGAAAGCTTTATATTATTGACAGAGCAGATGATATTGTATATCCAAGTGGGCAGAGGGCGATTGCTTATAATTGCTTGTGTGATTGTGGGAATAAAGCAATAGTAAGAAAATCACAGATTGCCAATGGAAATACAAAGTCTTGTGGCTGCATTCAAAAAGAAATAATCGGCTCACTGAACAGAACTCATGGACTTTCAAATAAGTGCGGCAGGCTGTATCCATTATGGAAAAGCATTAAATATCGTTGCTATTGCAAAACCTCTCGTGATTATAAGAATTATGGCGGCAGAGGAATAGTGATGTGTGATGAGTGGAAAGATGATTTCCAATCTTTTTATAAGTGGGCGATTGACAATGGCTACAAAGAAGACAAGACAGATAAAGGCATAAATATATTAACTATAGATAGAATAGATGTTAATGGAAATTATTGCCCTGAAAATTGCAGATTTGTTTCTAACGAGGTGCAAGCTAAAAATAAGAGGAATAGCATTTTAGAAGAAGATAGGTATAGAATCTGCCCTGTTTGTGGAAAAAAGTATAGAGTTTCAAAAAGGAACGGAGCAAAAACTTGTAGTTATGAATGTGGTTTTAAGTTAAGAAGCAAAACGCACCCGAATACAAAGGATTACACGAAAATCTGTCCTATATGTGGGAAAAGGTTTAATGCCAAAAGAGGAGGGCATTTTAAAAATGCTGTGTATTGTAGTCGAAAATGCAAGGATTTATCATGTTCTCCGGTTTGGGAATATAACGGAGAATCTCACAGAGCTATTGAGTGGGCTGAAATAGTAGGTATAAATACACATTGTTTATTGCATAGAAAGGATTTAGGTTGGACTATTGAAGAGATATTGACAACACCATTAGGAGGTAAGAGAAATGCCAAGTGTAAATTATAAACAATTATATGCCATAAAAAGTAAGAACAGAGAACGCATATTAAGCGCTTGCCCCGATATGAAGAATCAAAGTGGTATTTACTTCTACACTAGGACAGATGAGAACGGAATATCGTACTTTTATATCGGGCAGAGCGTTGATTGCTTGGAAAGAAATATTTCTCATTTATCCGGTTTTCAGCACATAGATCTTTCGATTAAAAAAAGAGGATTTTATAGTGAAGAAAATCCGTATGGGTGGAAATTGAATTTTATCCATTATCCGAAAGAGAAGCTTGATGAAATGGAACAATATTGGATATTGCAGTACACGAAGAAAGGTTATCAGTGCAGATATAACAAGACAGCTGGTGGTCAAGGAGAGGGCAAGGAAAAGATAAATGAATTTAAGCCCTCTAAAGGCTACAGAGACGGCGTACAGCAAGGTAAAAAGGTGTTAGCGAGGGAATTATCCTCTATCGCAGAAAAACATCTTAAAATCGAAATTAGAGACGATAAGAAGCATAACAAAATATCGCAGAAACAGTATGAGAAGTTTATGGATTTATTGAAAGTGGGTGAAAGTGATGAATGAGAGAGACCATAAGGCTGGTTTTAACCTAACAAGAAAAATGTTAGAAGAAAACAGAAAAGCTGGGTATGAACACGGATATTCAGTTGGTTATAACGAGGCTATTGATGATTTGACTGCCAACATCACTAAACGTTTTTTCGGAATGGCTATGTCAAGCGGATTGCAAACCGAAGGTGCAACTTGGGAAAATGCCATACGGCAAGTAAAACAGATAGCCGAACAGTTAAAAGGAGAGAAGCAGAATGAAGATTTTAAGTAATAAAGAATATTATCGTCTTGTGAACAAGATAGATACTCTTACTAAAGATAATGACTGCACGAATAGAAAACTTGATGAAATGAAAGAAAATAAACCTAATGATTGTAAAAGCAATGAAGGAAGTGACTTTTGCAGTATTTGCAAATTTGGCTATTTGAGAACAAGAAATCCGTTTGGGGCAGATTTTTATGCTTGCAGTAAAACAGTGTCTTGCGAGGATTTTAAGAGAAAAGAAGATAACTAAATAAAAATCAAAGAAAGGAATAGGTTGTCGCGACATAAAACCGAGGTTTCCTTTTGGTAGATTTAAAATGCTAGAAAATGGATTGTATAAAATGGATTGCAGGGATGGACTTAAATTAATAGATGATGGAATGATAGATATTGTAATGACAGATATTCCTTATAATATTTCTCAAAAAAAGTCTATTGATAGAAGTGCGATAGATAGCAAGGCATTAAAGAGGAACGGAAGCAAAAAAGAACTCAATTTCAATTATGGCAAATGGGATTTCTTTGCAGATAATGAGGCGTATTTCAGCTTTATTCAGAGCGTCTTTGTCGAAGTGTATAGAGTTATGAAAGACAGTGCTAGTCTATATATGTGGGTTCCTAAAAGCGAGGTATCTTTTATTGAATATATACTTAAAGACATAGGATTCCATGTTAGAAGTACATTGGTTTGGTGTAAAACCAATCCTTGTCCTCAAATATTTAAGGTTGGATATATGTCTAGCACTGAATTTTGCATTTTTGCTACGAAGTTGCCAGGTGCTAAACATTATTGGAATATTGAGAAAGGACAGAAACAATCTTTTTGGGTAAAACCAATTTGTCAAGGCAATGAGAGGACAGAACACCCGAATCAAAAGCGACTTGATATTGCAGAAGATATGATTACTCAATCTGCAAGAAATGGTGAACTACTTTTGGATCCATTCGCAGGAAGCGGAACTTTTGCAATAGCGGCACATAATTGTGGATTAAAATTTATCGCATTTGAAAATGATGATAAAAATTATAAAATTGCTGAAAGCCGAGTAAGAGCCGAGACATTACAGATGAACTTATTTGATTTTATAGGAGATACAGTATGATAGTACATTGTTTATTTGAACAGTCAGGAACATTCAAGAATGCTTTCAAAAAGTATGGAATTGAAGCCTACGACTATGATATTCAGAATGAATTTAACGAAACCGACTATGTTGCCGACATTTTCAAGGAGATAGAGGGGGGGTATCAAGGCGAGCCGAGTTTGTTTGATAAGATAGGCCCTGATGATTTGATATTTGCGTTTTTTCCTTGCACTTATTTTTCAGACCAAAGCCCTAGGCATTTATGCTGCACAGCTTATCAATATAAAAATTACACTATTGAGCAAAAATGCGAGGTGTCAATGAAAAGACACAAGCAGTTAAGTTTGTTCTATGAGATGCTTAACAAATTTGTTATTGTCTGTCAAAGAAAACATCTAAGGCTGATTATAGAAAATCCATTAAGCACTAGCGGGATGCATTATTTAACACATTTTTGGTGTATAAAACCCAATGTTATCGACAAAGATAGGACGTTGAATGGAGATTACTATAAAAAGCCTACACAATATTGGTTCATTGGTTTGCAACCTAAAAATAATTTGGTTTTTGAACCGTTAGAGGCAGTTGATGTTATGAAGCAAAGATATGTTACAAGTGATAATCCATTGGGAGTAGACAGAAAAACAGCAAGGTCAATGATACACCCACAGTACGCAGACAGATTTATCAGGGAGTATATTCTTGATGAAGAAATATGGAGAGGTAAACAATGAAAGGCAGAATAGAGGAAGAAATACAGTAATGCAGCAAGAAAGGAAACGCCAATATGAGTAGTTCAAAAGAAGAAATAGCAAGAAGAGAGGGAATGTCTTATGCGTTAAGATACGCAAAAGAACACGGCCTTGACGAACTGGAAAAAGAACTGAAATACCGAGGGGCATACGAAATACCCCTCAAAATATCAAATAATGATTTACAGAAATTCACAGATAATGCCAAAAATATGATGTTAGACACAGTGCTGATACTTGCCAGTATGACATTGCACGATGAATTTGGTTTTGGCAGGGAGAGATTGCAGAGATTTATTAAGAGGTTTAATTTCAAGGCAGAGTGTATCGGAGAGGGATATACGAACTGGAAAGAGCAGATTGACATTCTTAAGGATGAATGTGGACTTGAATATCAGATAAGGATGAATGATAAAAACGTTAGAATGGAGAAATAAAATGATAAAATCTGAAAGTGATTGTCTGGATTGTGGATTGCCGTGTAAATATGAATTATGTCCACATTATAGAGTTAGGCGTCTGTATTGTGACAAATGTAAAGACGAGGTGGATAAGCTGTATAAATACGGCGAAAAAGAATTATGTGAGGATTGTTTGATTAAGGAATTTGAAGTTGTTGAATTAGAGGAGAACTAGATATGAAACTTAAAGAAGCTATTTTGGATTATTCCGGGGAGTGGGTGTATGTAGGGGCAGCAAGTGGATATGTCTATATTGGCAGGCGTGAGGAAGCCTTAAAAGGTTTAGAAAAGGAATCCATTGATAGATACTGTAATCTGTCAATTAACACCATTCCAAAATATGAGGCGAAATTGGAGTGGATTGCAAAAAGATGTAAAGCCTTGAAAGAAAAAGCCGAAACCGATATAGCTTTTGAAAAAATGCGTAGGCAAGCCGAAGAATACAGAAAAAACCTTTTAGTGCATTTAACAGAAGCGAAAAAATACAAGGATAATTACGTTGAATTTAGTGAGAGGGAAGTTGTTGAGGAATACAATCAGGATGCACTTAGACCTTTTGGCAGGGTTTTTATTATTAAGGGTAACGAGAGAGGAAATTGGTTTTATGGAGAGGGCAAAAAATGAATAAAAATTATCTCAACAACGTAAGGCTAAGAGAACGAAGATTATCCGCCCATCAATGTTTAGCCTGCGGTAAACAGTTAGAAGAAGATTATACTTCTGTATACTGTGAAACGTGCCGCGAAAAGCGGAATAAAAATGCAAGAGAAGAAAGAGAATGGTACCAAAGCCATAAAATATGTCCAAGGTGTCGCAAAGTCGAAATAGGTCCAAGTGAAAGTTGTTGTCCGGAATGTAGAGCCAAGTTATATGCAAACGTAATGAAGAATAGAAAACGTGAACAGTATAACGAAGAACACGCTGTTTGGAGTAAAAAAGCCTATGCAAATTGTGTCGAAAATGGTATTTGCACACGATGTCGCAAAAGAAAAGCCGACAATGGCTACAGAACGTGTGGAATTTGCCGTGAAAAAGACAGAGTAACTAGGCAGGCAAGGAATAACACACAATTCAACCGAGAAATGAAAGAAAAACAAGGTTTATGTTGCTTTTGCAATGAGAAAGCCTTGCCCGGATATAAGGTGTGCCAATTCCACTACGATATGTGCATTGACAAGCTGAAAGACCCTAAATGCGTTGCCGGTAGAAAAAAATTAAAGTTAAGGAGCATAAAGTTTTTGAAAACGAGAGAATGTATAACGTGTAAACACTTTTTAATCTGCAATGGCAAGGAAAATGACAAACCTTGCGTTAAGTACGAAGCAAGAAACAAAGAGAATAAAGAAAAAGAATAGGAGAGAATGGCTTATGAAGTTATCAGAACTGACTAAGCCAGAACTTGAAAAAATCAAAGAAAATGCCAATTTTACTGATGAGGAATTAAGAATCTTTAAACTTCTGTCGCAGGATAAAAGCATAACCGATATTGCGGTGCGTATGTCCGCAAGCAGCAGGACAATAAACAGGAAAATCAGTAAAATCAAGCAAAAGATTAGTAAGTTGGAGGTTTTAAATGATTAAAGTTACTCAAAACGGAGTAGATGTGGATATAGAAAATATAACTATTCCGGACAGCTTACAAAAGATAATTGCCGAAGTGATTGACAATAAATAAATATGTGTTAAAATGTGCCGTATAACGTGATAAATACGGCACATTTTACATAAAGGAGGATTGACAATGGAATGTGTCGCTTATATGAGAGTATCGACGGAAAAACAGGCTGTTGAGGGCAACGGACTTGATAGTCAAAAGCGAGATATTGAAAATTATTGCAGGAAAAACGAACTTGTAATAACAGATTGGTATATTGATGACGGCTACACCGGCGCCAATATGGACAGACCGGGGTTGCAAAGACTTGTAAATGATTGCAGCCGGAAAAGAATAAGTTGCGTTGTAGCTTTTAAACTTGACCGATTGTCAAGGAATATGATTGACGGAATATACCTTATTGAGAAAGTATTTCAAAAGTGCAATGTTACGTTCAAATGCGTTCACGATAGTGTGAATTACGATAGTCCTATGGAACAGGCTTACACGCAGATGATGGCTGTATTCGCACAGCTTGATAAAAATACTATGATGTTGCGTATGCGTGGTGGTATGCTTGAGAGAATAAAACAAGGTTATTGGATGGGTGGCGGTAATTTGCCGTATTGCTATTCCTACAGTAAGGAACAAGGCATATTAATACCTATCCCGGAACGTGCGGAGCAGGCAAGAAAAGCACTTGAATTATTTATATCCGGATATTCAGATGTGAAAATTAAGGAAATTTGCGGTTTTAAGTCCGAACTTGTCACGAGGAATATTTTAACTGGCATTGTCAATATAGGGATGATACCCTATAAGGGAAAGATATACCAAGGAAAACACGAACCTATTTTTGACAAAGGCAGATTCAATCTCGCACAAGAGTTGAGAAAAACTAGGGCAAAATCTAGGGCAACCTGCCAAACTGAACCTAATCTGTTGACCGGATTATGTTATTGTGGTGTTTGCGGATGTGCTATGCGTTACCAAAAGTGGACAAATGGCGAACATAAAATCTACTGTATGTCCCGAAACAAGTCTATGAGCTATTTGCCTAATTACAATGCTAATTGCGATAATTCGCTTGAATGGGCGGATGACATAGAAAAACAGGTAGAAAAGGAAATTCTTAAAATATCATTGAATTTGTCATCATACAAGCCAAAAGAAAAGGCGACAAAACTTGAAATTATGCAATCGCAGCTTGATAAAGAACAGACTAAGTTAAAAAGATTATACAATTTATATGCTGACGGAAACGATACAGTTTTGGAAATGATTAAAGAATCAGAATCGTTGATTAAGACAATGAAAGCTAATGTCTTGTCAGAAAGCAAAAGCACAGCCAACACACAGAAGAAAGAATTTGTTTACGAAAACATTAAAAAACTTGCCGACGTTTGGGATAACATCGACAAGAAAAAGAAAAATATGATACTTAAGACTATAATAGACAAAATTGTTATAGTCAATGGAAATATTGAAATTCAATTAAAAAATTTTTAGCACAAACTTAATGCTGTGCCTATGACATATAGGAAGTGCTAATGCCGTATTTATCACGTTTTTACAACTGCATAATTTTAAAAATGTCGCTTATGTGTCATATATGTGTCTATTATATGTCGCTATAAGCGTCTTTTTTTATGCCAAAATTAAGCTAGAAAGAGAGGTAGTGCGAATGTTTTCTGATGAAGTTAGAGAAAAAATCTTAAGCAAAGAAGAGTTGCAAAAACTTGACTTAGTAACATTATCTCTTGTTATCCACGCAATCGAAGATGTTTTAGAGGAGGCAGACAATGAACAATCCTTATCAGGCACCTATGATGAATAATCCTTATATGCAATCTCAAAATCCATATATGGATAGAATGAACTTTTTACAAAGTTATCAGCAGAGCTTACAACAACAGCCTATGCCACAGCAGATGACAGGCATTAGCGGAAGAATAGTACAGGCGGTTGAAAACATTAATGCTAACGAGGTTCCTATGGACGGCTCAATGGCATTTTTCCCTAAACAGGATATGTCGGAGATTTATGTCAAAGGTTGGAACGCTAACGGGACCATTAATACGATTGTGTATAAGCCTTATACACCCCCTAAAGATAATCAGACAGCAAATTCTATGTCTAACGCAGAAAACGCTAAATTTACCCTATCAGACGAAAGCACACAGCTATTCCTGAATAAGTTTGAAGAGTTATCGGAGAAAATAGGGCAGTTGGAAGATAGATTTGATAAATCTTTAGGAACACAAAGAAAAACTTCAAGAACTCAAAGCAAAGGCGGTGATGAAGAATGAACCCAATTAACATTTTTCAGATGATGAAAGCTGGTCCGCAACAGTTTATACAGCAGATGATGGGAAATAATCAGATTATGAGCAATCCTATGATGAAAAACACTATGCAGATGGCACAGCAGGGCAATATGCAAGGCATAGAACAGATGGCTAGAAATTTATGCAAAGAAAAGGGACTAAATGCAGATGATGTATTTAGCCAGATAAAAAGTAGATTTGGTAATTAGTAGCATATTAGATGTCTTTGCAAACTACCTAGGTGACATCTTTATGAATATATTTTTAGGAGGTAACAATATGTTTTCAAACTCAAATTGTGCCAGCGTACCATTAGTCGCTAATATTGACGGCAACGGCAATAACGGCGGATGGGCTGACGGCGGATGGCTTTGGATAATCGTTGTATTTGCATTACTCTTTGGATGGGGCAATGGTGGATTTGGCGGCTTTGGCGGTAACAATGGCGGTGGCTATGTTGCGACAGCAGCTACACAGGCTGATATTCAAAGAGGATTTGATAATTCAGCAGTTATCAGCAAGTTAGATGGCATTTCTAACGGACTTTGTGACGGCTTCTATGCTATGAACAATAGTATGCTCACAGGTTTCAATGGTATTAACACAAATATCATGCAGACCGGATTCGGTATCCAGCAAGCTATTAACGCTGATACAGTCGCTAATATGCAGAATACAAACGCATTACAGGCACAGCTTGCTAACTGTTGCTGTGAGACAAGAGAAGCTATTCAAGGCGTAAACTACAACATGGCAACTAACACTTGTGCTTTACAGAACACAATGTGCAACAACACAAGAGATATTATCGACAGCCAGCAGGCAGGAACGAGAGCTATCCTTGATTTCTTAACAAATGATAAGATAGCAACACTTACAGCAGAGAACAACGATTTACGCAGAGCCGCATCACAGGATAGACAGAACGCACTTCTTACAACTCAGATGGCAGCTCAGACACAGCAGATTATCAACTCTGTAAATCCTACGGCTATTCCAGCTTATGTTGTGCCTAATCCTAATGCTTATGCTTATGGATGTGGTTGCAATACAGGATGCGGCTGCTAAAACTGAATAATTGAGTATCTTAATTGAGTTTAACTCGATTATGTCTGCTAAGCAGTATTACTTATAATCAAAGGGCAGACTATAATGTTTGCCCTTATTTTTTTGAAAGAGAGGTAAAGATAATGGAAATAACAGGAATTGCATTACAAACAGTTGCCGCCGGAGAAGATGTTGCATTTACAGAAACACCGGTATGCGGTAGCAAATGTATAGTACACAGACAGGGAAGTGGAATTATCAAGTTAAGAGGTATTACAAATCAGTGCAAGGCTAGATTTTTAGTATCTTATAGTGGAAACATTCAGATACCTACAGGCGGTACAGTTGGAGCTATATCACTTGCCATTGCAGTAGATGGAGAGCCTTTACAGTCAACAAGAATGGTTGTAACACCGGCAGCAGTACAAAATTTATTTAACGTTTCAGCTCAAGCCTACGTGGATGTACCTTGTGGCTGTTGCAGTACGGTAGCCGTGCAGAATACATCTACACAGGCTATCGAAGTACAGAACAGTAATTTGATTGCAGTAAGGGAGGCTTGATATTATGCATAAATGGGCTAAACAGATTATGGAATGTGTCAAAGCTAAAGTTGAAGCAATCGGATTAGATAGCTTTGAGGGGCAGAACCTTGACGATTTAAAGGATTTTACAGAAATAGCGAAGAATATAGCTTGCTTTGACAAGGATTACAGAATTGTTGAAGCTATGGAAAAGTCAGAAGATAACGAGGATATTATGCGTATGCTTGAACAGTACGAAGATTATCCAGACAGAAGATACTACGACCACTACCGCTATGCAGATGGAAGATTTGCACCGAAAGGTAAAGGAACATACCGCAGGGGATATGAAGAGCCACCTTATATGCACATGTACCCAGAAGCAGAACATATGAGGGATATGGATAGGGATTATGGTAAGATGTACTATACAGAGCCAATGTCTGAAAGTGGTTATGACAGAGCAAAGAGAAATTACACGGAAACTAAGGAAATGCACAAGGCTAATACACCGGAGGATAAGGAACATAAGATGAAAGCACTTGACGGCTATATTAAGGAGCTTGGCGGCGATATTACACAGCTTATTGGCGATATGACAGCAGAGGAACGTAATCTTATGCGTACTAAACTTAGTACACTTGTTTCTAAGTTGTAAATTTAAGGGCTATGGGTAGCAATATTCATGGCCTGTTTTTGTACATTGATAACTGAATATTGGCTAGTGAAAAAATATTTTAAAATAATGCTTGACAATATGGTGTGACATAAATATAATAAAGGTGTGACAAGAAAGGAAGTGATGTTTATGTCACCGGCAGGCAGACCTAAAGTCGACAATCCGAAATCAAGCAGATTTAGTATCAGGCTTGATGAGGAAACAGAAAGAAAACTGAAAGCCTATTGTGAACAGCACAATTTCACAAAAGGTGAAGCCATCAGAAGAGGAACACATTTACTTTTGGATAAAACGGAGGCTATTTATGAAAAGACAAAAAATAGGAACTTTTAACAACCTTAAAAATGGAGATTTGATAATCAGCCCCATTGATAATGAGGTCACTCAATTTTATATAGATAAAGATGGATTAAAGTATTTATCTGGTAAAACTTCGCTGTTTGCCATCTTTCAGTTTGATGCAAACGATTTCTATTATTATGATGGAAAAAAGAAATGCGGAGAAGTAGATAATTGCTACTTTTGCTAATAAAAAGCCACTAGCTGATATTCAGTTGGTGGTTTTTATTATGCGCAGAAAGGGGCATACAGATGATTTTTAGTATTAATGGTACAATGTGGCAAGTACAATATAAAAATCCGTTATCTGGCGAATTAAAGCGGTCAGATAATGTTTCTGTGCTAGGTGTAACTGATAGAAGCACGCACACAATCTATTTGTCAAATGCTTTGCGCGGATTTATGCAACGCAAAGTGCTGATACACGAAGTATGCCATGCAATCTGTATGTCCTATGATGTGTATTTGCCAATAGAACAGGAAGAGATATTGTGTGATTTTGTAGCAACTTATGGGGATGAAGTATTTGACATTGTCGATATGGTACTTGGGGCAGTTAGGAGAGTGGGATAATGAGTATTGAAGAACTGTTGAAAATAATTAAAAGGACCAATCCGGATATGACAAAAGAAAGAATGTTGACCGAATTGAAAGAAAACAAATACTCTAGTGTTGCACTTATTATGTCACTAGAAAGCAAAAAGTAGGCTCAATGCCTACTTTTTAATTTTTGCTAATAGTTCATTGTGTGTTTCCATTAGCCATAGAAGTAATTTTTTGCTTCTGTCCTCGGATTCTTCTTCCTTGTAAAGAAAATGAGGTACAGGAAGTTCATAATTGTTGCACAATTTCATTGAAAGTTGTAGAACTTCTTCCCAATCTCCACGATTTTGAGCATTTAAAATCTGGTCAAAAATTCCGTGCCAAGCTGTAACCATAGCTTTTCTCCTTTTTGCGTTTTTCTTGCACTTTTAAAAGTGCTAAACAAATAATTAAGTTTAAAAATTAATTTACATTCCAATGTGGGTTATTCGGGGAAAAATAATTTAATTATTAATTTACATTCCAATGTGGAGATATTTAAGAAATTAATGAGATTATATAACATTGCTAACAATATGTCAAGGTTCTATACTATGTCATATTTTTTAGGGACTATCTTCCCTTTATTGGTACCTTTTTCAAAAGGTTTGATATATACCACTTTGCCTGACTTATAGTGTCTGTAATGTCCTCTTACAGACCAACATTCTGCTACACGGACAATTTTCCTACTTCTGATTTTTGAAGCTACTGTCGGGCTATCTGTCTTGATTGAAACACCATTCAAACGGACAATATGTTCTTTACTTGAATAAAAATTATGCTCTGAATTGTGAGAACTTCTTTTCTTTCTATGCACTTCCTTTTGTTCAGGATGCAACATTAGATAGTTAAGCCACAAGGTCACACCTAAAGCAGACATAAACAACGATGATAATTTTTTCTTGGTATTATTGTCCTCTTTACCTTTAATTGTACCCATAATCTGACTTTTAGGGTCAACATAGTCCTCTATTTTTAAAGCATCGCCTATTGCCATTTCACAAGGGAAAATGTATTTAGCAGAACAAAGCCATACGGGGGAATTATCCGTTACTGCAAGCGTATCTGCTTTGACAGTAATGGTATTGTCTTCAATGTCTGAATTAAATAATACCATTCCTGATTCAGAGCCATTTTTAAGCACAAACACGCCCTCTTTTAAAATTGGCATAGCAGGTACTTTTTCAGGAATATTTTTCATAAATGCCTCTACCTGCTGATACCTGTTGATATTGATTTCAATTTTATCCATATTGACGGATTTTTTGTATAATTCTGCCCCTTTTTTATTGGCTAAATCAAAAATCTGCTGATTAAAGTTATTTTTCATCTTCTCACTCCTTTCAAAATTTTGATGCAAACTTTTTTGAACCCCCCTATGGTATTTTGACTAGACTGCAAAATTCTTTTTTAAAAAATCCCGAAAATTTGAACCGGATTTCAAAGCAATTCATTCTCTTTTTCGTACATCATAAGTAGGGTGGCAGCAGTCATTTTTACAATCCGTTCCCCAGGTTCAAGTGTGGACTCTGTCGCCGGGTCATTCTCAATAAAATTATAATCCTTGTAGATGGTTACGCCCTCTACATCCTGCACCACCACATCTAATATGAGATGGCTCCCAAATTCCTCTATATCCTGTTTAAGCTCGTCAATCAAGCTTTGGCAGTCATAAGAAATTTTAATGCCGGCTTTATTCAAAAATGCCACACGTTTTGCCCCCTTTCCTGATGTATTTTGCGATTAAGGCATACGCCGACGCAATATTAAAATCATAAATGCCGATAACTGCTACCGCTCTATCAAATAGGGCAGCGGTATATTCAGGAACATTGCGGCGGATGTCATCTCTCAAATCTGCAAGAGAGTAACACTTGCCAAGGGTTTCCCAGATATAGGCACATTCGCCCTCTAACCCCATTATTTTGTTATATTCGTTCAAAAAATCCCGGATAGAATAACCTTTTATGCCGGGAAAACGCTTTTTTGAGCACGAGACCGCCTCAAACTCAAATTCTTCTTTTTTGGCAGTAATTACCTCTTGTTTTAAGTTTTCAAATTTAATCATATTTTTCTCCTTAAAATATAATGCAAAATTTTTGCAACCCCCCTAGGTATATGTTTTCCCCAGGGGCTAAGTTAATTTTAAAATGTGGCAAAATTTCAAGGCAAAATTGCCCCAATTTTACCGTAAAAACAGGCTAAAAACTTTAGTGTCCTAAAGCCTGCAAGCGTTCAAAATCCTATCTTTATTATACACCGGGTAAGGCTGCCCGGTCAAGGTTTGGAACGCAAAAACCGCCGCCGGTATCGGTCCGGCTGGCATCCTCTGCGGCGGTTAGTTTTTCCCATAATAATTTATAAAATCGTTTTGTATATCGTTATCTTTGACATACTTGTAAAAGTTTAAAAGCATTACAAAATCGCCCGCGCTTATATTATATCCTTTGCTCTCTCCAGTACTTACGCTTACGCTTCCGTCGTGCTTTGCTTGGCAAATATTTAGCTTTCCACCGTTGTTTACATCAAAAGAAATTTTTCCCATTTCCATTTCCTCCATATCTTCAAAATTTCCCGGTTATTCCGGTAAAAGCAAGCCGGGGAATTGAACCCAGGTAAACGCCGCCGCTTGCCTATGCGATCGCTACAAGTCTATCGTTTCGCATTGTTCGCGTGTATTCTTTCCCGCTTTTGTCGCAAACAATAACACATCTGACGCTTTTTCCGCTCTTGGTAGGCTCAACGCTCTTTATTGTCTCTGTATAACCAAAATTCCAAATTGTAATCATTCCCGGCTTGAGTCCTGCCGCCGGGATAGCGTTTCTTCTTTCATAAATTCCTTGTAATTTAACTGTAGCCATAAAATCAACCATCCTTTCATTGTGCGCCCTGTCTCATCGGTGCAGGTGGGGCAGTTCCTACAGACCGCCGCGTGGGCGGTTTCGACTTAGTTGTAAAGCATTTCTTGCATGGTCTGATGCTGTTCTATGTCCGATTTCTTTCGGTGCATTTCCTTGTAGTCTTTTTCAGCTTTCGCCTGCGCTACTTTTTTCGTATATCCTCGATTTCTCCAAAGGTCATATAATTGTTCTATTGTCCAATTCTTCATCTTTTCCCTTTCTGGCCTGCCATCTTCAGAGCCACGGCGACCATCCCACGGCTGACGCTCCAGATCGGAGCGTTTCGGCTTATTCGACGCGGTGCCAATATTTTTTTACTGGCTCAATGTTCATTACGTCCCCAGCTTCGGAGGCTCTGCGTTCCTCTGCTTCATATTCCGCCCGATTATATTCACAAGTGAAGCTTATAAGGTCGATATTTTCGCCGTCCTGGTCTTTGAGAATGAAGTCAACATCTTCAAGCACGCCAGCCGGACAATCCTTATCAGTTGCACCGCCTGCATTGACATATCCAGCAGCTTCAAGAACTGCTGCGCCGTCTTCTTCTGATAATTCTTTGACGATGTTCAGAACGTCGCCGCCTTTAATTTCAAAGCTTGTAAGTGTTCCAGCTTTTAACGCTTCAAGTATTCCGCGCACTTCATGCAGCGCGTCAACTTCTGCGATGTCGTAGCAATCGTTATAATTGCTGTTCGCGTCTTCAATTTTAATAATATAATCCATATTTTTTTACCTTTGCCCTTGTGGGGCTTCCTTTCTTTTTGTTATACTAAGTATAACGCACTTATTACATAATTACAATATGGCAATATAAACAAATAACACACTTATAAATGATATAGTTTTGTGCAATATGTATAACGCACTTATTAGCATTGACAATATAACACACTTGATGTAATATGTATTTATTAATATAAAAAGGAGATATAAAAAATGGCGGAACTAAAAACAAGCAAGAAGCAGCGCGAAGCGGTGCGAAGATATGAAAATAATAACTATAGATTAAATCTTACTTTTCCGCGCGGAACAAAAGAACGTATTGAAGCACTTCAACTTAATAAAAGTAACTCTGCATTTATTAGAGATACAGTTATAGCAAAGCTTGACGAATTAGAAAAAATTCTAAAATAAGTGCGTAAAAAGTGTTGACAATATAACGCACTTATGCTATACTTAAGCTACAAGTTAAGAAAGGACCAGCCGCAAAGGTTGGAGGGTGGAAATCATGAAAAAATATTATATTATCGACAAGAGAGAAAGAAACGCAGAAAGCGAGGCAAAGGCTTACACATTCGAGGAATTAAAAGCCTGCTTCCAGCCACCGGAAGACTTCCCAGAAGAATTAATTGACGAATGGGAGAGCATAGCAGATTTATACGACTTGCGCGAGTTCCTGGAGCATGAAGCAAACGGAATGGAGCAGCCCTACACATTCGAGACTGAAAACGAATAAAACCAATTTAGACCCGGAGCGGTTCCGGGTCTTTTCTTTTGCCCTGAATCGCCTTAAAAATGATTTTTCATTAATAGTATTATTCAAAATATTTTTTGAGTGAAAAATTAGAGAAAGAAAAAAAGAAAAAAGACAGAAAGAAAAGAAAGAAGCAAAGAAAAGAAAGAAAGAAAAAAATAAAAAAAGAAAGAGAGACCTCTAGCAAATTTTTTTTCCGGCTTGATTTTTTCAAAAAAATAAATTATGATTTGACTAAGATAAAACAGAAAGAGAACACGTTACAGACAGACAGACAGCAAACACTACTTGAAGTCCTGAACGTGTTTTTTATTTTTAGCGGAAAGGAGTAGAACGGGTTGGAAAAGGTAGAAGATTTTGAAGATAGCGAAGAAGTTTTTGAAAATGATATAGATTTATATTTTAATGAGTTTTGCGAGAAAGAAAAAATTGACAACATGGCAGAAGCTCCGCAGTCTATTTTTTACGCTGCTTTGATTTATGTATATAATCATGCTTTCAAGAGTACTAATAGATTAAAATTAAAGGGTAGATTGCAAGGGTATAATAATAACAACTATAATAATCAATAT